CTGCTTGTCGCTGCCCGCACCCTCAGCAACCCAGGTCGCGGTCGGACGCGCCTGCGAGACCGGAATCTTGACGCCGCCCGGAAAGTTGGTCTTAGTGACCAGCGACAGGATGGTGCCCAGGCTTTTGGCCTTCTCGATGATCTTCTCGACCACGATAGTCGGGATGAGTGCGCCCGCGTCGGGGGACTTGGTGACCTGATTCTGATTGGTCAGATTCTGGGGAATCGCCGCGCCCTTGGCGACGTAGTTCATAAACGCGCGGCGGTATTCCACGCTGTTCAGCGGGTCATCCGGGGTCTGTTCGCCCGTGCCCGGCTGCATCTGACCGGTCGTGACGACCGCGCCGCCGAGGTTCATCAGGTTCTGCACCGCCTGCGGGTTCTGCTGGCGGCCTTCGAGTGCCTTGAGCGCAGCCTGTGCCTGCGCTTCCTCGTCAAACTGGCGGTCGAGGGCTTCGATCTCGTCCTTCTTGGCCTTGTAGCCGGTCAGGTCGCTCTGTTCGATCAGGGCGCGTGCCTCGTTCAGCAGGGTCTCGCGCTTTGCCAGATAGGTGTCTCTGTTCATCTCGTCTTTCCTCCTAAAGTCAAAAGTTCCAGTTCTGCGCGGGCCTTGTCCTGCGCAGTCATGGGCGGATGTTTGGCGCGCTCGGCGCGCAGCTTGTCAATGACCGCCTGCGGCAGTACCCCGCCGGACAGGGCGGCTACCAGCGGCTGCGGGTGCATGGGCGACGCGGTCAGGCCGTCGGCAAAGCCTGCCTCGATGGCCTCCTGTGCGGTCATCCAGGTTTCCTTGTCCATGAGTGCCAGCAGCTCTTTTTCGCTCTTGCCGGTCTTGTGCCGGTACGCAGCGGCGACCGCCTGATTGGCCTTTTTCAGCGTCTCGCTGGTCGCGTCCATCGTGTGATAGTCGCCCTGTGCGCCGCCGGATACGTTGTGAATCATCACAAGTGCCGTGGGCGAAATGTCGCACGGCCCGGCGCACATAATCATGGACGCTGCCGACGCAGCATGGCCGGTCACATGAATCTGCACGCCGCCCGGGTGCGCACGCAGCGCGTCGTAGATCTCACCACCGGCAAAGACGCTGCCGCCGGGCGAATTGATGTACACGTCGGCACGCTCATTCGGTGCTCTGTCCAGCGCGGTCAGCACCTCACGCGGCGCGACCGCATCCATGTCAAACCAGTCATAGACCCACTTGTCATCATTGGCCACGATCACGCCCTTGATGTCGATTTTCATGCCGTTTCACTTCCTCCTTCCTGTGTTGTCTGGGTTGTGGGTGCGGTATCCAAGCGACGGATGGGCACATCGCCGCCGTCGATGGGTGCAAGGTTCAGGACGGCGCGCCACTCGTTCGGCAGCATAGCGCCGCGGTCTACCATGGCCAAGAGCCCTAACTTTGTGCTCATGCTGGCGGTTGCAAGGTTGGTTGCCTCGAACACAATCCGGTTGCCTGCCGCCCGCTCGCGGCGGGAAAACAGCTTGCGCGTGTACTCCTCGCCCAGCTCGCGCACGATGGGTTCCAGCTCGGCCTCGTAGTAGGCGTTCCACTCGTCCTCGTTGTACTGCGACAGGACGATCTTGGGGTTTGTGTTGAAGATCGCATAAATGCGCTGGGTTGTGCGGTCCATCTGCGCCGCGTTGGGGACGTAGTCCTTGGGACTAATCTGGGTGGCCTCGGATTTGGAGTCCACGACAACCACGCCGCTGCCGTTCTCCACGTCCAGAAACCGCTGGGCAAACTCCTTGGCTTTCTCGTCCAGCGCATCATCGCGCAGCGCCGTATTGTACTTAATCAGCCAGCGCACGACCGACGAGTTGCGGATGGCCTTGACGATGCCCTGATCGGTCGTGCCGACGATCTCCATGAGCGGCATGAGCGTCTGTGCCAAGGGCGAACCAAATAGATCATTTTCATAGAAGTCTGCGCGCAGATGGATGATGTCGGTGTAGGCGAACACCATGCGCCGCCCGTTGACCAGGATAAAATCCAGACACAGCGTGCCGTCCTTGCGGTAGATTGCCTGCACCGAGCTTGCCGTGATGGGGTAAATCTCCACCGGCAGGCCGTTTTCGTCGCGGATAATCAGTGCAAAGGCGTTGTTGTTGAGGACGAGCTGGGCGGCCAGCTTCTCCTGTAATTTCTGGCCGGTCATGTAGGGGTTGGGCTCTTCGAGCAGGTAGCGCAGGCGCGCGTCCGCGTTGTATACAATGCGGCGCTTGCCCTCGCGGTCGATGGTCTCGCGCAGGTGCTTTCCGACCAGCTTGCCCACGCCCTTGACCTTGGGACGCATACACGCCCGGACGATGTCCGACTGGTACAGCTTGCCGTTCCATGCGTAAAACCCGTTGCCCCGCTCGGTCACCATCTGATAGCGCACGGTGCCCGGGGATGCGCGGGCGAACAGGTCACGAAAAAATCCCATATGTGTATCACCTCAAATCATGCTTTGGTATTCTTCCAGATGCCGTCCAAGGACGGTGTAGGCATCGAGCAGTGCGGCCGCGCCGTCGATGCGCCGGGTCGGCTTGGTGGACTTGCACGGCTGCCAGTTGTCATTCTTGTCCTCGTCATAGCTGGTGTTTGCCAGACACCACTTGAGCACCGGGTTATTGTTATAGACCACCAGCTTTGCGGCGAGGTCTGCGCCCAGCGCGTGCATGGGTGCGGACAGGGTCTTTTTGCCCTGGATGACCGGTTCAGGACAGGACGGGCCAAAGGTGTCGGTCAGCTCGTCCACAAAATAGGTCGCAGACCAGCTATCGTAGCCAATCCACGGCAAGTAGATGTCCTCCTGCTCCTGCACCTCGACAAACCACTGGACGACGTCATGGTAGTTAATCTTGTTGCCCTGGCACAGTCGCACATAGTCCTCATCGACCCACTGGTCATACCGGATTTTGTCTTCATTGACGCGCTGCTCCAGCAGCGCTTCGGGCAGCCAGAACATCATGCGCACATAATAGTGCGGGTCGTTCGGCACTTGGAAGATCACGGCAGCGGCGGTCAAGTCGGTGGTCGCGGACAGATCGACGCCGCCCACGCCATAGCGCGGCCGCAGCTCGGCCAGATCGTAGCAGGCCGTGTTGTTGAGCTCCTCAAACGTGAGCCAGGCCTCGGTCGTGGTCTCGCGGATGTTGAATTCCTTGCAGACCAGGTTCTTGACTTCCTTGGGGTTTGCCTGGGCGCGCGCGACCTTATCGGCCAGCTGCTGCCGGTTCTTGATCGTACCCAGACCGGGGTTGGCCTTTGCCCAGCAGTTCGGGTCGGTCCACTCGCGCCGCGCGTCCAACTCGTAGACAAAGGCGATAAAGTGCGGGTCGTGTGCGCCCTTCGGGTCTCCATAGCCGTTGATGATGCGCGCAGCGTACTCGTACCGGTCGTCGTAAATGTCCTCGCGCACGGTGCCCGCCGTCGAAGTAATAAACACCAGCGGCTGCTCGCGCGCGGTCGTGCCGTCGGCCATGATGTTATAGAGCGCACGCCCGTCCTTCCACTGGTGAATCTCGTCCATCAGAACGCCGTGGACGTTCAGACCGTCCAGCGTGTCCGAATCGGACGCCAGCGGCTTGAACACACCGTCGTTGAATGCCTCGCTGGTCAGCTCGTGGGTCAGGGTCTTGATGCGCTTTAAGAGCGCGGGCGACTTGCGCACCATGCGCTTGGCTTCCTGCCAGATGATTTTCGCCTGATCGCGCTTGGTCGCCACCGCATACACCTCGGGGCCGGGTTCGCCGTCGCCGATCATCAGGTACAGACCGACCGCCGATGCCAGCAGGGATTTGCCGTTCTTCTTGCCGACGATCAGCAGCGCCTCGCGGTACTGGCGGTTGCCGTCCATGTCTACAAAGCCGAAGATGGCGGCCAGCATGGCCTTTTCCCACAGCTCCAGGCGCACCGACTGACCGCCTACCTTGCCCTTGGAGTGATGGCAATAGCGCTCGATGAAGTCGATGACGTGCCAAGCGCGCGCCGGGCTGTAATGATAACCGTCGGCATCGGTGTCCAATTTGGACACAAGGTGTGCGTAGGTACGGCGTATCTTGTCCCCGACCACCACGTCCCCGCGCTCAATTGCTGCCCAATACGCGCGGATGGGGTCGGCAAACGGGGTTTCGTTAGGTCTCACGGCTCGTGACAAAGCTGTCAAACCCGTCATCGGGCGGCGCTTCGACCGACTTGGGCAGCAGGTCGGTCAGCTGACGGATGATTTTCTGATAATTGCCATTGGTCTGGTTGTAGACCTCGGCCTCCGGGCGCTTGCGCTTGTACGGCTCTTGATCGCCCTGGGAAAACCACTCGGTCCAGCCGTAGGTGTTGAGGTCGTCCTCAAGCTCGTCGAGCTGCACGCGCATAAAAGCCGCGCGCTCGATAAGACCCAGGACAAGTTTCTGCTTGGTCTCCTCAATGCCTGAAAACAGCTTCAAAAGCCGCCTTTGTTCTTTCTTGATCGCGCTTTCCAGCGCCTTTTTGTCCTCACATCCGGTTATTTTCCGGCACCTCCTTCCTGCGCACGCGCATGGCGCGCGCTGTGTGATTCGCGCCCCCGTGCCACGTTTTCGCCCGGCTGTCAACGGGTGGGGGTCCTGTGCGTCAGCCGTGTATTTTTCCGAGGAGGGGCGTTCGGTCGTTTTGCATCACACCCGGGTCAGCGGACTGGGGGGCGGTCGGACTTCGACCGGCTGGCCGTCCGGCCCGATGATGCACCGGTCACCGCTGCCGTCCTCGCTCTCGCGGTTGTGGCACGCCTGGCAGTCGTAGCGCAGCAGCGCATGGTTTAACGCGATGTCCGGGTCGTTCACGTTGTCTTCGGTCAGCCAGACCGTGTGGTGCACGATCAGACCGGGAACCAAGCCGCAGGTCTCGCACAGACCGCCGTCAATGGCCACGCGCTCGGCAATGTACGCCGCTCGGCAGGACTTCCACGCCTTGCTGTTGTAAAATTTCTTGGCAAACGCTCGCGCCATTACGCCTTGTCCTCCCGCCGCAGCATCTGGGTGCAGAACGGACACCGGAAGGTCTGCCCCACCGGCTTGACCGACTCGCCGCAGATCGGACAGCGCACCGCAGGCTGTGCCGAGATGCCGCGCACAATGCGCGCCGGAAAACTGTCCTGCACGCCGTGATAGCCGTACACCGTCACCCAGTCACCGCGCAGCTCAGGTGCAATGCGCGCAGGCAGGTCAAGTGTGATATGCTCTGTCAGGACAGTCACAATCAGGCCATACCGCTTTGCGGCCAGCACCTCGTCCGTGGCTCGCTTGTTCTCGCTGATGTCGTTCACGGTTCTCACGCTCCTTCACAATGTTCTGCATCTCGATGATGCGACGGGTCAGGCTGGCAAGTTCCAGCCGCATGACCTCGCACGCACGGTCGAGCTTCATGCGCTGGACGATGTTGCGGCTCTCAGCCGCCTGCGCGCGATTGCGCTCGATCGCCTCCTCCAGGCGGCGCTGGGCCTCGGTGTATTCACAGATCAGGACATCCAGGCTTTTCCATTCGGCCATTTGGCCCACCTCCTCGTTTTTGGGCAAACAAAAAGCCGACCACCAAGACCACACACGTTGTGTGTCTCGATGATCGGCTCAAATCTTTTTCAGATCCCCGGCGCTGTTTGGGGTATTCAGTTCGATCTCTTTGCGGCATCCCCGGCATATCATGTACGCGCCAACGATCCGCGCGTCCGGGATGATCTGCAAGAGCTTCTTTCCACAATTCGGGCAGCACATCCATAATCTGTGTTGTGTTCTGCCTTGATTATATTTTACCACTCGGTTCCCTCCTCGTAAAGCGCCCGCGCGCGCATTCTCTATTGTGTTCCATAAGATATACTGGGTTTCAAGCCCGAAAAATATAAGACCTTATGCTGTTTTCCTCGGTTTTGACCGTCTTGGTCGTGTCTTGCGTTCCGGCCGCTTGTCCGGCAGCAGGTACTTGAGGTACTTGACCTCGCCCCACTGATTGACCATGCTGTCGCTGTCGAGCACGGTTGCACCCGGCGGTGCGCACAGCGTCACGTCATCCGGCACCCAGCCGCTTTCCCGTTCGGGCTTTTTCAGTCCCCGGCTGGGTGTCCAGCTGCGCAGACCGTTCGGGCTGCCGTGCTCGCGCGGCTCCTTGGTCAGGTACCCCGCCAGCGCCTCATAGCCGTAGGCGTCCACGTACTCGATGTACACCTTGCCGTGCGGCCACAGGCTTTGCAGGGTTTCCAAGTCCCCGCCCGTGCCGTCGATCACGACATGGTGATGCAATCGCTTGTCGCCGTGCACGCCCTCGGTCACATAGACATAGCGCAGGGACTGACCGGCCAGGCGACGCGCCTTGCGCAGCTGCACCCAGAATCGCTTGATCTTATCCACCGCGCCGTCCCGATCATTCGGCAGATGATCGTCGTCATAGGTCAGGGTCACGACCAGATCGCGCGGCGTGAAATTGCTTGCGAGCAGCAGCTCGAGCTTTTGCCAGGCATATTTCATGTTCATCCGCTGACGTGCAGCCGAGCTGCACTTGGTCTTTGCCGCTCTGGCTTCTGGGCTGTCTGACGGGTGCACGGTCGAGTATACCGCTGCGTACACTAGCCTCCCCGCCCTGATGACTTTTCTTCGTTTTGCCATCCCCTCTCCTTTCCGTGTCCAAATTGGACACTTTTCTGCAAAAGGGTATAAAAATGCGGGGCTCAGCCCCGCACAGTGCCTTATGCTATTGTTGTCCAGCCCCAAGTCTGGGCTGGGATGATTCCTTCTTTCTGTTATTTAATATAGCCGTTTTTTGCGATCTTGTTAAGCAAAGGGCGAACATTCGTTTTGGGTGCACAAAATGATACGGGCAAATTTGGTAATTTTTCTACTTGCGGCGCTCGATCTTGAGCGCCCACCGGTGCCACATATCCACGGACTGAACAATCCCCTTTCTAGGCTGGTTGCCTCTAGCGTCGAAGAAGTCACTGATCTAGTTTTGCAGACAATGGCACAATGCATAAAATCTAATGGAATAATATTTATCGACAAAATTTTACAAATATCACCATTATAAAAGTATTTTCTGATGGTATAATGAAATTACCACTTTAGAAAGGAGCAATCAGAATGGCACAGCAATTGGAAAACGAAAACATTTTGGAATCAGCTTATGTATCCCTGCATCCCGAATCCCCCGAAGCCCTGAAAAGTGCCCCCCAAAAAGATGCAGATGCACCGCCAGCAAATGTACTTACCGCTGAAACTCCCACCGATCCGTTATGGGATGTACCGTCTGTCCCTTCTGGCTTTCTGCTATGGGTAGACGTAAACATGTCCATCAAGTTGAAAACCAAGGATCATCCTGAAGGTGAATGGGTTACTTTGCTTTGCGATGACGAACCCAGCCCCGATCCGTCTAACGGACTCTATTATTTCTGGGCATGGTGGAAAAGCTCCTGGAAGCATGACAAGAAAGTGTTAGCAGACAAAGGTATTGAAATCCGCAAGCAAGAATATTCCTGGCACGCGCCCTGTGCGATTGCCATTCCCTATGACAGCGTCGTACAAGACCCCTATCATCCGAGATAATAGCTATATTCCTATAAAATGACAAACAACCGCTTACAAAGCGGTTGTTTTTATATGCTCGGATGGTCATAGTGCCCCCCTTCTCAAAACGGCACATCGCTGTCGTCCAGCGGTGCGAAATCATCCGCGCTCAGCGCATCCGGGTGGGCCTCCGGCAGCTCCGGCACCGGATCATTACCTTGCACACGCTCTCTGACCTTCTTGGTCTCGCCGAACTGGATCTCGTCCACATTGACCTCAATGGACACGCGCTTGTTGCCGTTCCGATCCTCCCAGCCGCGTGACTGGATACGTCCGACCACGATGGCAAGCATCCCTTTGGTGAACCACTGTTTGACAAACTCAGCCTGTTTACCCCAAGCGATACAGTCGATGAAATCGGTCTGCCGTTCGCCGTTCGCACCTTTGCGGTCACGATCAATCGCAAGGGTAAATGATGTAACCGCAGTATTGGTTTGTGTGTAGCGTCTTTCGGGGTCACGCACGAGGCGACCCATCAGAATTGTTTTGTTAAGCATACAAATACCTCCCAATATGTTTAAATTCCATGTTAAACCATCACAAAATCATGCATTTATTCTCGACATGCACATCGGTAAAAAAATACTCCTTGCACTTCCATTTCCCTGCCCCGCTTGATTCCTGATACGCGATCTGATAGAATCAAAGTATTACTTTTCCTCTTTGAAAAAGAGGGATGAAGAAGGGAAGAAAAAAACATGAAACAGCCTCTTGTGAAATGTTCGTTTGCCGCCGTACTTGCCGCCGCGATGCTCAGCCCCACCGCCTTGGCTGCCGGTCTCGACTCTTTTGTCCCGCAGGCGAGCTACACAAACGCAACTTTTTCCGATGTACCTGCCAATGCATGGTACGCTGAAAATGTGGCATCCGCCTACGAGCTCGGTCTGATGCAGGGCAGCGGTGCCGGACAGTTCAACCCGTCCGGCCGTCTGACCGTGGGGGAAATGCTGGCTCTGGTCTGCCGCGTACATGCAATCTACCATACCGGCTCAGCCTCCTTCACGACAAGCAATCCCTGGTACGCTGTCTATGTTGACTATGCCGTACAGAATGGGATTGTCAAAAATGCAAATACGCTCAACTGCGACGCACCTGCAACCCGTGCGCAGTTTGCAGCAGCTCTGTCGGCAGCTCTGCCCGATGAGGCGCTGGCTGCACGCAACGATATTGCCGATGGTGCAATCCCGGATGTCCCCATGAGCGCTGCAAATGCCGACGCAATCTACCGTCTCTACCGCGCCGGTGTGCTGACCGGAAATGACAGTGCGGGCACCTTTACGCCCTCTGCCTCCATTGAGCGTAGTGCGGTTGCCGCTCTGGTCACCCGTGCAGTCAACCCCGATCTGCGTCAGCAGGTATCCTTGCAGCAGGCTCCCGCACTCGATTTCAGCGTTTACTGGGTGAATAATATCCAGGCTCCCTATGCTTATGAGTTCCGCTCGGACGGAACGGTCGTATCCTACTCCGCTGACCCCGCCGCTCCCCTCGACCCGAGCAAGTTCCAGAAATCGCAAACCTCCCAGTACCGCATTGAGGGCAACCACATGATTTTGACGTACTCTGGCGGTTTCCAGACGACGCTCGAGCTGATTACCCCCGAGACCCTCGCAGCGATGGGCGAATCCATTCTGGAAGAACTGCCCGCAGGCACGCCCTTCTTCTACGAGACCTCCTTTGTCCCCACGGATGCCCCTGAGCAGGCATTCTACTTGGTTCCCTCCACACGCGCCGTGCAGCCGCAAAACAGCCAGTCCAAGCCGTCCACCACGCTGAAGGACGGCGACCGGCTGACGCTGACCGGCGTACTCACGCAGGAAACTGAGACCGCACCCAACGGCTGGACCTTCACGTACTACGTTCTGCGTCTGGACACGCCCCACACCTTTACCATGTCCGACGAGGGTACGTTCACGGTTGACCGCGTACAGCTGAAGTTTGCCCGGGATAATATGCAGTCGATGATTGGCAAGCAGATCACGGTCAGCGGCAGCGCTTTCTTCGGACATACCGCGTATCACATCACCCCCATCGTGCTGCAGGATGTCACTGTCTAAATTCGAGAAGTTTTCCGACCGATAATATCCAAAATCTTACCGTTCACAACTGGGAAGCATTCGCGGATGGGCTGCGACCAGCTGCCGTTTTTGAGCCGGACGCGGTACTGTGCGACCACATAGCCGCGCCCAGGGCCTTTTTTGATATATCGGATAACGTGCCCGGTCACCGTTCCCCTGCCTGATGCCGGCTTGAAGGTCAGCTGGATGATTTTACATTCTTTGGGTTTGCGCATGCTTGCCTCCTTGCTGGAATTCTGGGAACGGAATCTGGTTTAGCTCGACATCGTGCCATTCGTTCGGGTCTTGTTCCTGCGCGGCCAGCCTGCGATCCATCTTGATCGCGGTCGGTTGCCCGTCCACCTCGATCGTCTGCCAGTCGGTGTTGAGCTGCGTGAAATGCTGGTGCTCACCGTCAAACAGGAAGTCGATCTCCCCGCACACGCCGCGTCGGTTCTTTGCGATGAACAGCGTGCGAAATCGGTCGGGATCATCGTCCTTGATGTCAATGGAGCGGTACAAGAAAGCGACCACATCTGCGTCTTGTTCGATCTGACCGGACGAGCGCAGGTCAGTGAGCTGGGGCACATCCCGGTTGCCACCCGAACGACTGAGCTGCGACAGCACAATACCGATCACGCCCTGCTGCCGGAATAGCATGGCCAGCTTGCGCGAGACATCGGTCACCCGGTCATACTCTTTGAGACGTTGGTCATGGTGTTCAATCAGGCCGATATAGTCAATGACCACTACCTCTGGCCGGTATCGAACGATATAGGCGCGGATATCCTCGACGGTCATGCCCACGGCATCTACATAGTCCAGCTTACTTTGCCCGAATCTCTGCGCCGCGCGCACCAGCTTAGTCATCTGCTCTTGATTGATGTCCCAGTGCTGAATATCCGCATAATCGACATAGGATTGCTCGGTCATCATGCGATCCATGGTCTGATCTTCGTCGGTCTCGAACGAGAACAGCGTAATCCGCCGCGTGCGGGCGATGTACGAGGCAAGCTGCCATGCAAAAGCGGTCTTACCCACAGACGGCCGGGCAGCTAACACGATGTACTCACGTCCCTCGGCGAAAATATGCTGGTTGAGCTTATCAAAGCCCCAGTCCAGGAACGTGCGCACACCGGTCGGGCGACTCAAAAAGCGCTGCGCCATCTGGGATGCTGTGCTGCGGCGGTTTGCGCCGTCGTTTTCGCTGAGCACGCCCACCAGCGCCTCGGCTTGAGCAAGCAAGGCTTTGCGGTCGTCACCGTGGTGCAGCGCAAGCTGCATTTTGTCCAGACTGTCCTTTGCCTTGGCAAGCGCCGCGCCCTCGCGCAGGATAGCTGCATATTCCGGCCAGACTGCTGAGGTCGGCGTGACGAGTGCGATCTGCTTGCACAGTTTGAGCGCGTCGTCTCCACCCATGCGACCGGCTACCGTGACCGGTGCGATGCTCAAACCGTCGGAAAACAACGCCAGCGCAGTCTCGAAGATGGCGCGGTGATCGCTGTGCAGGAAGTCATCTGCGCGGACGGTCTGAAATATCTCTGCCGCGCATTCTGGGTCGTTCAGCAGCGAACCCAGCAGCGTGCGCTCAGCCTCTAAGTACAAAGCATCGTTCATCATAGCTTTCTCACTCTCCTGCTCTCAGCTGGTACGTCAGGATAGTCCTTCTTGAGCCAGCTGATCAGGGTTGCGCAGTGGTTACGGTATCGTTTGCCCTTGGATGCCATATAGGCCGACAGCGCTTCAATCTCGGCAGCGACTTGGTTCGGTGTCCAGCGAGCGGTCAGGCGTGCGATCTCGTCGTCGGTCAGTCGGACATTGCCAAACTCGCCATAGCCTTTGCACTCGTCTTCTTCCGGTTTGGCCGGTTCTTCCTGCGCGGGTGCGCCCTCTCTCTCGTCTTCTAACTGGTCTTCTAACTGTTCCTTATATAGGCGGCACCGTTTCGTGCCACCCGTTGCACCATTTGGTGCCACCCCTGGCACCGTTTCGTGCTCCCCCTGGCACCGTTCGGGTACACCTGATTTGATCGGGGCGTACGCCTGGATGACAGCTTCAGTCACCGTGAACCAGGTCGTACTGTCGCCCCGGCTCTTGTTGTATGCCGCAGTCAAAATCAGGCCCTTTTCCCGGCACCGGGAAATGATGCCTTGCAGCTGCCGACGTGACCACCAGGGAAAAATCTTGGTCAAGGCGTTCAGGCTGTCATACGTCCAGTAGCGGCCGTCGCGATAGTTTCTGCCGTTGGCCGCATTGTCCCGCACCCACCAGTACAGGCGATGCACAAAAATGGCCTCGGGCACGCCGTAACGCTGGGCTAAATCCATATCAAATGCGTATTGCACACACTCACCTCACATGTTCCAGCCAACCGGTGAGCGCAAGGAAGAGCGCACCGAGCATGCTCCACAGGACAATTCCCGCGAGGCACGCCAGCACGTCAATATCCCCGGTGTCACACCGACCGACTTGTCCAAAAATGGCCACCATACACACGATGGCGGCAACTTTGCATACTGTTTTCATCTGTACTCCTTTCGGGCAGGCGTCCCTGCGAACCACCGCGCTTCCTGTCCTCTCTTGTCTCCACCTTATCAGATTTTGACCGGCCATTCCACCCGGCGCATGTCATATTGACATGTCCGCCTGCATTTGGGCACGCCGCGACCAGCCGGTCTTGTTTTCACCCTTTCCGGCTGATTTTACGGCTTTTTGTTGACTTTTCCCCTCGTTTGGAGTACACTAAATTTGCTAGATCGAGTGTATTCCAAACGCTCACACGCCTTACCGGTTCAACTGGTGAGGCGTTTTTTCTTGCCCTGCGCCGGTCAGTGACAGGCTCAGGGACGCGGCGACGATCTCGCGCAGCTCGTCCATGATGCTGTTATAGATCGGGCGTTCACGGTCGTCGATGATGCCATCCTCGGCGATCTCCAGCAGCGTCTCGACGCGACCCTCTCGGGCGAAATTGCGCAGCAGCCGGAACAGCCGCATGGTGCATTGCTCGAGCGACCGCTCGCTCACCTCGGGCAGAATCTGACCGGCGGGACTAGCTTTGAGGTGCCAGTATGCCAGCGCACGGTCGCGGTACAGCTCGGCCATCATGACCACCATCTCGTCCGACGGACGGCGGCGGCCGGTCTCGTACATGCGCAGGCTCTCGGTCGATATGTACAGCCGGTCGGATGCCGCTTCCTGCGTCATTCCGGCACGCTCGCGCGCGGTTTGGTAGATGTTACGGCTCGGTTTCATCCTGTTCTCACCTCCACCTTGGGACTACAATAGACTTATCGTCCGGGTTGCCTTCTACCGAGGTTCGGATGATCTTATCTGCCAAATCAATGGCCAAAAACATGCGTTTCTTGCCCAATGTGAACCATGTAATGTCCCGGCAGAACGTCCGCGCTGACGACTGACTCAGGTGCAGATACCGCGCCACGTCCTGTAAACACAGCGCGCCCGCGCCGCCGAAATGACTCTCAATGCCGCGCACGATCTCCCTTTTTCTGTTATAAGATGCCATTTGTTACACCTCCGTTTTGTACTTTCCTCTCACCTGTGATAGAATAAAGGCGAAAGGATGTGATCTTATGATTCGTGATTTTGATTCTTATGATGTTCAAGCAGAGTATCTTGAAACTTTGGAATTTGAGCTCCCTCCTGCTTGTCCCATGTGTCATCGGATTGGTACATTTAATCCTGTTCGTTGTGCGCATTATCAGGATGAAGGGGTAGCCGCAGCCATTTATTTTTGCAACCATTGTGAAGAGTTTTTCTTTGCAACATATTCCAACAATGAGATATTAGCTTATTACCCAGAAACGGTGCAGCCAGTTCAATTATCTGAACATATTCATCAGCTATCCCCCAATTTTTGCGACGTTTATGCTCAATCTTGCAAAGCGGAACAGGAACATCTTGATCTTATTGCCGGGATGGGATATCGTCGTGCTCTGGAATTTCTTTGTAAAGATTATGCCGTATCACTTCATCCTGACGAATATGAGCAAATCCTTGCAATGCCGCTTGCGCAATGTATAAAAAAATACATAGACAAGCGTGTTATTTCGCAACTTGCTGAACGAGTGGCATGGCTTGGCAATGACCATGCACATTACATTTCCAAACATCCTGACAAAGATTTGAATGATCTCAAAAAAATCCTTGAAATGGTAATCAAATGGATTGATTTAGAAATCGCCTCGCAACTCGCTATTGAACAAATTCAGAAAGCCTGATCATCGGATTTTACCTGCAACAAAACTTGGATTTGATAATCTCGCAAGTCCTTAACCGCCTGTCGAAGTGCTTCTTCCAATCCCTCAATCTTTGAAATCTTCTCAGCAAGGCCGGGCAGATTTTCAACCGAAATCATGAGACGATCTTTGTCTAAATAAGCATTCAATTCTTTCACTGAGTTTCCTCCTTTCCTCGTCCAAACAGGTCGTCAATGGTACAATGCAGCAGATCGGCCAGCGTGGGCAACAGTTCTGCGCGCGGGCAGGTGTTTATTGTCTCCCACTTTGCAACTGAACTTGCTGAAACCCCAAGAGCCATCGCGACCTCTGCCTGTGTAAGATTGTTCTTACGCCTCAATACTTGCATTTTTTTCAAGTTCATCAGCTCTTTTATTGATTTATATTCAAGTATGTCTTTATTATATTGATTCATTTTCAATAAGTCAAGCATTTTATTGAAATATATTCAAGTTATCTTTACAACTTGAATTAAATTCAATATGATATAGATAAAGGGGGTGAACCCATGTTAGGTGACAAGCTGCGTGAACTTCGCAAAAAAAATCACGTTACTCAGGCAAAGTTAGCAAATTATTTAAACTTAGATGCTTCTTCAGTTGCAAAATACGAATCTGGAAAAGTGACTCCTTCTCCAGATGTTTTGTTGAAAATCGCGCAATATTTTGATGTATCTGTGGACTATCTTCTTGGAAAGGATTCCGATTCCAACAGATCGCAGGAAGATGCTGAGTTGGAGAAATTCCAGTTTGCTTTATTCGGAACCCATGAAGAAATCACCGACGAAATCATGGAAGATGTCAAGGCATACGCACGCTTTAAGCTGGAGCAATGGAAAAAACAAGGGAAAATATGAAATCCGCAAGACTGTATGCAGCTGAACATAATATCGAAGTCGATCAGATACCACTTTTTTCTCTGGATGCTTTGTCTGTCGAATATGATAATGGCTGCTGTGCAATTGCAATCGACCCAAACCGGATCGAGTCTTACGCGGACGAAAACACGAAAATTGCCCATGAGCTTGGACATTGCCTGTATGGGGGATTCTACTCTCGCCTCACGCCTCTTTATACGCGGGAAAAGCATGAATACAAAGCCAACGTCTGGGCAGTGAAATTTCTCGTTCCCTGGGACGAGTTGCACGAGGCTATCCATAACGGCATCACCGAGCCTCGGGAGCTGGCTGAGTATTTTTCAGTCACCGAGGCGTTTATAAATCTCGCGCTTGAATACTACTTAGAACGCAAAGATTATTCCTTGGATTGATAAAATAAAAAATGTGTCCAATTTGGACACTAGGGGGTTATTTTATGAAAAAAGTAATAACATGGATTTTGGCACTTGTACTCACGTTCTCCCTTGCTGGTTGCTCCACAAATTCTGCATCTGATCTTACAAATGCTCAACCAGTAACGGAAACTGTTGAAAACAAAGAAATCACCATTTCAATTCAGTCTTTTGAGAAAAACGGCATCGATGCAACACCAATGGAGCAAACAGGAACTTTTTCTGGTACGCTAGTCGATGGAGTTCCCTCAGGAGACGGTACTTTTAAATCTCAGAATTCAGAAGGAGAGACCTGGACTTATAGCGGAAACTTTGAAAATGGTACCTTTAACGGCCAAGGTACTATTGCATCGTCAGATTATGAGCAGTCTGGAACATATACGGATGGATTATTTACCCCAACCAAACGAGAATTTTTTGCTAATGCCTCATACAGATGCTTTGCCAAATATACCCTAACAGAGAATGCTGTTGCATATCTAGATGCACATCCTGAATATTTCCCTGCTACCACGCAAGAGACGCTTTCTTCCATAAAAAATGCAGTAGATAACTCCATTACTTATCCAATGCTTAGAAAATCTATCGCCAATAATAGTTCCGCGCTTATTCATATTGATAATATAACTGTAGGTGAGATTGTTGAATTAAATTTTATCGGTCATACGCTTACCTGCGTATTCCTTCTTAATAGCGATGATAATTTTTATCAATTAGTTTATGATGGTGCATTACCCGATGTACTGAATCAGGATGTCATCAGCGTAGATGCATTACCTATTGCGGTCTCTAGTTTTGATAATGTTAGCGGTGGCGTTACCAATGTTATTGTAGTTGCCGGCGCCTATGTTCAAAAGGTTTGAGCCCATGGTTAATTCTCTGTCCATTGACCATAAATAAGCTTTTGTCCAATCTGAGCACTAGATAAGGGGGATTTTGAATGGATTTCATCGATCAATTACAGCAATTTGTAAAGAAGATCTCTGGCTTTAAGGACTCCATCACGACCGAAGAGGCGACCAAGACCTCGGTCATCCTTCCGTTTTTCCACCTGCTCGGCTACGATATTTTTGACCCCACCGAGTTTGTCCCGGAATTTGTAGCCGATGTAGGCATCAAGCGCGGTGAGAAGGTCGATTACGCCATCCTGCAAGACGGCAAGCCGATCATCATTATCGAGGCCAAGGCGATGGGCCGCAATCTGGAAAAGCATGATTCCCAGCTTTTCCGCTACTTCTCCACCACCTCGGCCAAGTTCGCCATCCTGACCAACGGCATCCGCTACCGCTTCTATACCGATCTGGAAGAAGCCAACCTCATGGACTCCCTCCCCTTCCTCGACATCGACCTGCTGCATCTGCGTGACGCGCAGATCGAGGAGCTGAAAAAGTTCAAAAAGGAAAATTTCAGCGTCGCCCGTATCTTTGACGCGGCATCTGTACTCAAATATGCCGGAAAGTTCAAGGAAACGCTGTCCGAACAGTTTGAAAATCCCTCGGATGAATTTGTGCGCTTCTTTTTGCAGGACGTATACGACGGTCGTATGACTCACTCGGTTGTCGAGAAGTTCCGTCCGATCCTCAAGGCATCCATGCAGGAATTCATCAGCGAGACCATGAACGACAAGATCAAGTCCGCGCTGTCTACGGCAAATGCAGCGCCCGTAGCACCCGCTGCACCTGCCAGCAAGGTACCCGCACCTGTTCCCGCGTCCGCTCCCGCTGAGGAAGAACCCGCGCCTGTCGTGGAAAGTGCTCCTGAACCCACTGAGGAAGAAATGAACGCATACTATGAGCTGCAAAACCTGCTCAAGGATGACGTCAGTCTGGACTCGATTACATACAAAAAGACCGACTCCTACTTTGCCATTCTCTACCAGAACAACACCCGCAAATGGCTGTGCCGTCTGGTACTGTCCGACAATCAAAAGCTGGTCTATCTGCCCGACGCGGACAAGAATCCCATCCGCCGTCAGGTTGCCAATATTTACGAGCTGGCAAGCTATCGCCGGTACATCACCAGCGTGATTGCCCGCTACGGCGGTACGCTGCTGCGTCCGCTGGAACGCGAAGATCCCCCGATTTATCAGATTATTCTCAAGCGACGCTTTCCCAAAAAGCAGCGCGTCTAATTGTCAGGAGGTGTCCCATGCCCTTACCCCTTGAAGAACACTACACATACAAAGATTACCTGTCCTGGGTGACCGAGGAGCGTTATGAGCTCTGGGAGGGTCAAGCCGTCATGCAGGCACGTCCATCCATCCAGCATCAGACGGTATCCGGCAACATTTTCTTTGCCCTGCGCGGCTTTCTTGATGGCAAGCCCTGCCGTGCGTTCCAGGAGATCGAAGTGCTGCTGCCGTCCTCGTCCAGCCAGAAGGCCGACGACGTGGACACGGTTTATGTGCCCGATCTCACCGTCGTGTGCGACCCGGACAAGCTGCACCACCAGTATTGCATGGGTGCACCCGATGTGGTATTCGAGATCCTGTCCCCTTCCACGGCGCGCGCCGACCGCATCGTAAAGTTCAATGCCTACCAGCGCGCCGGGGTGCGTGAGTATTGGCTGGTCAGTCCGCTCGAGGAGACCGTGCAGCTGTTCACGCTGGATGGCGGCACCTTCCGGGCATCGGATATTTTCACCCCCGGTATGTCGGTCGCCTCGACCGTGCTGCCCGGGTTCTCGGTGGACGTGTCCAAAATCTTCCGATAACGCAAAAAATCCCGCCCTGTCACCGGGGCGGGAAAAATATCATGCTTGTAATCGAACAAATATTCTATTTTATCAAAAAGGAGCCTGTCATGCCTGCCAAAGAAAACGATCTTCCCCGCAAAAACGCCGATGGATACTACCGCAAAGACATCACCTTTCGCGGCAGAAAATATGCTGTGCGCTCCAAAACGCTCAAGGGATTGTTTACCAAACTCGCTGAAAAGAAGCGTATGCTGGAAGCCGGTATGCTCATTCCGACCGAGAACACCTACGCTGCCGACTGGTGTGTGCGCTGGCTGGAAGAGTACCAGCGGCCGCGCTGCGGGCATGGACAATACCTCAACTACCGCGCCAATATCACCCGGCACATCGCGCCCAGTCTGGGCCGCAAGCGTCTGTGCGACGTGCAGCCCGCCGACTTACAGCGCATCCTCAACCGCCAGAGCTGCTATTCTGCGTCGCATGCGTCCAAGGTGCGCTACACGCTGCGCGCCATCTTTGAACAGGCGCGGCTGGAGGGGTTAATTCTGGGCAATCCGGCAGAACACCTCACCCTGCCCCGCCCTGAGCGTCCGGGCACGTCACACCGGCCAATCACCGACGAGGAAGAGCGCCTGATTCTGGATGTTGCACGCACCCACCGCGCCGGGCTGTGGGTCAAGCTCATGCTGTACTGTGGTCTGCGGCCGGGCGAAGCCATCGTGTTGCGCGCACGCGACATCGACCTGGACAAGCGCCGTCTGTCGGTACACGCGGCACTGGAAGCCGTGACAGGCAAGGTCAAGGGGCCGAAAAGTGCATCGGGTGTGCGCACCATTCCCATCCCCGACCTGCTCATGGACGATCTGCGCGCCGCGCTTCCCTCCTCCCCGGATGCGCTGCTGTTCACCCAGTCGCGCACCGTCCTGTGCACATGCTGCACAGGGCGTTTTTTTACCTAA